GTAGAGATAATATTGAATGGTTCTTTGAATCAATGGAAGAATTAACAGCAGTTGAATATATTACTAGATATTGTTGGGATCATAGAGTAGTGCCTAATTTATATATGCCTTATATCCCAGATGCACGTATGGACCGAGTTAAGCATAAGAACGAATTATTTACTTTAAAATATTTTGCTCAGACTATTAATTCATTACATTTTGGAAAAGTAGAAGTTTTAGATCCGCATTCTGATGTATCTGCCGCATTATTTAATAAAGTACATGTAGAATCCCCGAATCGAATGATTGAAACTGCTGTCAAGAAGATTGCTAGTAATAATCTCATGATGTTTTATCCAGATGCGGGATCTATGAAAAGATATTCTTCAGCAGTACATCTTCCATATGCTTTCGGTATTAAGAATAGAGATTGGGAAACTGGAGAGATTAAAGGCTTAGATTTATCAGGTGAAATTGATCAGTTACCAGGTAAAGATATCCTTATTGTAGATGATATTTGTAGCAGAGGTGGTACTTTTTATCATAGTGCTAAGAAACTAAAAGAAACAGGAGTAAATAAAATTTATCTTTATGTAACTCATTGTGAAAACACTATTTATGAAGGAGAGCTTCTGAAAAACAATGGACTGATTGAGAAGATTTATACGACAGATACGATTCTGACAAATCTGGAAAGTCCTAAGATTGAACTGGTTGAGAGATTTAGATAAGGAGGATAATATGAAACCGATTATTAGCCCTTGGATAATCTATTTCGCTGGTAGAGTAGATGCATTACATATATTTTTTGGGATACTTGGTGTTATATTTGGAGCAATTGCTGTAATAGCTTTTATGCAAGGTGATGACGAAGGGGAACCTTTTAAGTATAAATCAATCATAACCAAATTTTTAATTGGTTGTGTTTTAATGGCAATTGTTATTGTAATGACGCCAAATACAGAAACAATATATACAATGGCGGCGGTAAAAGAAATTACACCTGACAACATTCAAGCAATTGGGAAAACCGGCAAGGATGTTATTGATTACATTACTGATCAGATTGACAAAGTTGTAAATGATAAAGAGGAGAATAAAAAATAATGAATACGATGGCAATTTTGCTCTCAGACACATATAAACAGATCCATAATAAAATCTATCCGAAAGGATTGACGAAATTAGTATCTTACTGGACCCCACGAAGATCAATGCTTAAGAATCAGAACAAAATGGTATTCTTTGGTCTACAGGCATTTATTGAAGAGTATCTGGTCGATTATTTTAATAAAAACTTTTTTGAATTAACAGCAGCAGAAGTTGAGCATACATATAAATACAGTATGGATATACAGTTAGGAAACAGTTATGACCTAGAGCCTATTATGAAACTTCATAAATTAGGCTATCTTCCAATTCGGATTCGTGCTATTCCGGAAGGAACATTGGTACCAATGGGTATTCCATGTATTGAAATTACAAATACACATCCAGATTTTGCTTGGGTAGTACAGTGGATCGAATGTATCCTGCAGGTTGAACTCTGGAAACCATGTGCTCATGCAAC